CAGGCGATGGGAGCAAAGATTCTTGAGACCGAGCAGGTCAACAAGACAGCTACCCAATCAAATAATGAAAAGCTTGCCCAGTACAGTGTCCTTTCTTTGTGTGTAGCAAATACCAATGAGGCGATGGAATATGCGCTTAAATGGTGTGCGGCATACTACGGAAGTGGATCTAAGGCGAAACTCACCATTAAGCAAGACTTCGCCAAAGGCAAGATTGACCTTGATACGCTTAAATTCTATTGGGAAATGGTACTTGCTAATCGAATGAGTATGGAAACATTCCATGAGTTGCTTACAACTGGGAAAGTGCCAGAAATTAGCTTTGAAGATGAGCAAACACGTATCGAAAGCGAGTCAATTAATAGACCTATGGTGGTTTAAATCGCAGGAGTGACAAATGAACGTCCAGTTGTCACAACAAGCTCTACTTGATGCCCTGGTATCACATCAGGCTTATCTCTACCGGTTGTCTTCAACTGAAATCAATAATCTCCTAACACAATTTGATTCACTCTCTAGTGAGATGCTTTCAAAGTTAAGAGATTTGTTAGATGACTTGAGTGACGCTGAAAAGACTGCATTGATGGCAGGACAATATACAACACCAGCATTAAAAGAAGTAAGGACATTAGTTCAGACTTGGCAGGCAAGTGTTGCATCAGGATTGCTTGAGAGCTTCACTGTAAGCGCTACTGCATTAGCGGTGTATGAAGCTACATATCAGGCTAAAACCCTCGCTAATCGCAAAATAGAACCAAATGGAAAGACGCTATTCAACAAGGCAAAGAAAACGCCTTTAAGCGGTGGTGTGCTGCTTGATTACCTATTCGAGAAGATCGCAGACGATGCAAAAGTTCGAGTAGAGCAAACTATTCGAGATGGTTTATCTAAAGGCCAGACAAACCAGCAGATTGTTCAGCGAATTAAAGGCAAGAAGGCTCTTAATTACCAAGACGGTTTGCTTGATCAGAGTAGAAACCAGATTTCTACAATGGTACGAACTGCTCGAAGTCATGTGTCCAATGTTGCTCTGAATGAAACATATCAGATCATTGGTGTTGAATATGTAAAGTTCATCGCAACACTAGATAGCCGCACTTCTAAAATCTGCATGGGTTATTCAGACAAGGTTTATAAGAAAGATGAACCTCATCCTGTGCCACCACTTCACCCCAACTGTAGATCGATTCTAATTCCCGTCTCTGATGATTCAGGAAAAACAATTGGGATGCGTCCATTTAACAATAAAGTGAATGGTGAAGGTGAAATAGGCGTTGTTGATTCAAATACAACATTCAAAGGTTGGTTTGATAAACAAGATGCAGCTTTTCAAAAGTCTTGGCTTGGGCCGACAAGATACAAACTATTCAAAGAGGGTAAGTATTCTCTAGATAAGTTTGTAGATCCGCTAACAGGTCAGCCATTCACACTTGCTGAACTCAAAAAGCTAGATGAAGAAATGTTTAAGAGGTTGGGATTATGAGTAAATCTGAGCCAAAAGAAACTGGGTTAAAGCGCACTGTGTGGTTATTTGAGCGTGAAATCTTAGAAAAGCTTGAAAAAACAAACCTAAAAGACCATCACAAAGTTCTTAAGTTTAATCATTTCTCTATGCGTTATGAGCTTAAGCCAAGCTTTGATAATGGTCGGGCTGATGCAATCGTAATGCGGGATGCAGCAAATCATTGGTTAAAGATATGGTTTGTTGCATTCCAGACATGTACCGCCGAACACCAAAAAACTAAGTATTAACCAAACCAAATTTAAATCATAGGCACCCAATGAGGTGCTTTTTTATTGCCCGCAGTTAGTGACTGCAAAACCGCTCAGGGAGCAAAACATGAAATACAAACTCGATAGCCTAGAGGGCTTATCAGATGAAATGAAAGCGCTTTACGAAGAAAAAGATGGCGCATTTTATTTAAAAGTTGAAGGTCTGCCGCAGCAAGATAATTCAGAACTGGATGGGCTGAAGAAGAAAGTTGAAGAACTTCTTGGTGAAAAGAAATCTGCTCAACAAAAACAACGCGAAGCCGAAGAGAAAGCTCAACGCGAAGCCGAAGAAGCAGCCCGTAAAAAAGGTGACGTTGCTGCAATTGAAGCATCTTGGAAAGCCAAGCTTGAGCAGGCAGAAGCAAAACATGCGGAAGCAACCAAAGCATTGCAAGACCAAGTCTACAAATTAACTGTCGGGCAAACAGCACAAGCATTAGCAAGTGAGCTTTCAATCAAAGGCTCGGAGGCAGTTTTGCTTCCACATATTACAAATCGTCTTCAAGTTGAAACTGATGAAAACGGAGAGGTCAAAGTACGTGTACTAGATTCGCAGGGCAAACCTAGTGCTTTAAGTATTGATGACCTCAAAAAAGAGTTCCGCGGCAATGTGGCGTTTAAGCCATTAATTGTTGCTTCAAATGCGTCAGGAAGTGGGGCTTCTGGCGGTGGTTCAGGTGGTGGAGCTGCCAAGAAACCAAGTGAAATGACCACGCAAGAGCGCTTGGAATTCCAAAAGAATGATCCTCAAGGGTTCCAAGCAGCAGTAGCGAATGGTGACTTTAATAATTAATTATTGGGAGTAACTCCATGCCTTCTTTAGTAGAAGTATTTAACCGTGACGTAGTTTTATCTTACCTGCGTCCAAATCCTGTGGCAGTTTCGCCACTCGTGCAGTCAGGTGCATTCGTATCTGATGAATCTTTACGTCCTTTGCTTACAAGTGGTTCATCAGCATTCGTCGTTCCATACATTAACGGTGTGGATGGTAATGTTGAACAGAACTATGGCAACACCATTTTGACTGATATCGCAATGCCTCGCACGATTGATGCAGGTGAAATGCAAGGCCGCGTTGCTTATATGAACGAAGGCTTTCTTGAGTCTGTTCTTGGGCAGTATTTATCGAAGGTCAATTCACTTGAGCTTATTGGTGGAATGCTGAATAAGTATTGGCAACAAGCTGCCGAAAACCGTGCTCTAGCAACAGTAATTGGCTTGCGTAATTATGACCAGGCGAACGGCAAGCGATTCACTACTGACATCTCTGCTTCAACAGCAACAGATGCTTCACGTTGGTCAGTAGATGCCTACATTGATGCGGAAAGCACAATGAATGCTTCATTACGTGGACGTGGTGTGATGTTCGTGCATTCACGTATTGCTGCGAAGATGCGTAAACAGCAATTACTTGAACAAGTGACCACAAGTGATAACTTGCCACCAATCACCGTTTACAACGGGCGCGCAGTCATTGAAACAGATACCAATACGCAAATTGGCACAGGCGCAAACGCTAAGTTCATCACGATTCTTGCAGGTCCACGCGCATTTGCATATGACTCTGTTCCCGGTCCAAAAGATTTGAAGGTTGAAGAAACACAATCAACTGGTAATGGTGCTGGTCATGAAATCCTTTGGACGCGTCGCAACATGTTGATCCATCCGCAAGGTTTTAGCTTCATTGCACCTAAAAACACTTTAACTGGTGGTACAGAGCGTGAGTCTTTAAGCGCTTCTTGGGCTGATTTGCAGAAGGCAGCTAACTGGGAACTTGTAACCAAACCAGAAGACACCTCAATCCGCTTCCTAATTACTAACCTTTAAGGAGAGCAGTCATGGCTGAGAAGCAACCAGACTACAAATACCAATACCCAACTGACCGCCGATATGCTGATGATGCGACTGACACATTAGCAGCAGGCACTATGTTTGACCCTGCCAAAACAGCGGGTGACTATGGCATTAAGGACCCAGAAGTAGCAGTTCCTGTGCCAGAAGCTCCAGCGAATGGCGGTTAAGTGAAGCAGGGCGGCTTTCGGGCCGTCCTTCTTAATTAGATTTTTAGGATTAAGCTATGAACTATGTAACAGTCGAAAGTGTGACTCAAAAGCTAGGGCCTGACTGGTGGGGAACTGGTGATCCGGTTATTGCTGTGATGCAGGCTAATGCGTGGCTTAATGCTAGAAATTTACCAGACTATCCAGAAGGTGAAGTGCCAGATGCGATTCTTACGGCTGGCGCTTACTTAGCAAAACTGGCAGCAGCAGGGCAACTCTACACAACTAAAGAAGGTGTAGTAGCATCTAAAACGGTATCTGCACAGTCTGGCACGTCGGTAAGCAAGACCTATGTTGCAGGCAAGGAAGAATCAGTCAGTGGCGATATGCAATTCATCCTTGACCTTCTAGAGCCATTCTTTAGCGAGAAGTATCACATCAACACATATGTCATTACGGAGTAAGCCATGGGAATGCGTGATGAGATTCAGCAAGAACTTGGTGCTGCTTTTGATGCTGAAGATGAACTGGCAGACGCGGTTGATTCCTTCACATGTACCCGGAAAAAATTAGTTAGCTCCAATCCCGCTACTGGTGAAGATACTTACACTGAATATGTCTATAGCGGCAGAGGCGTCCTATTTGGGAGTTGGGCTAAAGATTTGGTGAAGCCTATAGATTACCGCGCAACAGACTCCAAAGGCGTGCTCCTGCAAAATGAAGTGAAAGATACAGCAGGAACTTTAGTTGAACCAGATGTTAATGACATTTGGGTGATTGAAGGTAGTAATTATCGGGTTGTGAGTTACGGAAAAGATGCGGCTAATTCGTGTTGGTTCTGCCAATTGAGGAAAGTTTAAGAGCTTTCCTTTGGTCTTTTTTTTGCTGACATGACAAAGTTGTTCTTAAGATAAGGTGGCTTGGATCCACAAGCAGGGATAACCTCTGCGCGTGTTTTGCCATTATTAATCATACTCACATATCCACGTTGAAGCTTTAAATCTCTAGCGATTGAAGAAACGGACTCATTAGCTAATAGTCTATTGATAATGGAAAGCACAAAATCCTCAGAATGTTTAATGCTGTGGTAGAGATTTCTTGGTTTCTTGTATTCACGGCACTTCTGGACAAGTTCAGGGGTGGATGCAGTCACCCAAGTTTTTCCTAAGCGTATGCTGCTTACAATATTCAAAGGGATATTGGTAGAGGCGGAAATCTCATTTAAAGGAATGTCATTTAGTATTTGTTCCCGAACATAATTGGCCTGCTTTGCTGTTATTTTTGCAGCTTTACTATTTTCACCTGCGCTTGGTTGAAAAAGTCCTAGTGATAATGCGTGTAGGGCATTTTCGCTAGCTGTAACCCATTCAAGATTAGAAGAATTGTTATCTGTTTTGAGGCCATTCTTATGATTAATGTGGGGCTTATTAAGGGGGTTGTCGCAAAATGCAGAGGCAACTAATCGATGAACTTTACATGTTTTTTGACCTCCATCTTTGCTAAGCCCAACTATTTCATAACCAGTTTTACCAATACGTGTTTTAAGGATTCTTTCTGGAACAAACGGTTGTAATTTATTTGTTGTCGCTCTACTTAGCGATTTAATGCATCCTAAATTAGAGACTTCATAAATACCTTCATAACCTACTATAGGCTTCCATATTTCCATAAAAAAATACCTAATTGAACAATAAGTTATTTTAACATACGGAAAGGTGTTTACCTATACAATATTGGATGATCAATTATGGGTTGGACAAGCAAACCGAGTGACTTCACTAAAATTATTGAAGCTGACCTTACTAAAAAGCAAAAAGATATTGTCATTGATGCTTTGGGTGGGGTGGTAATGCACAGCCCTGTGGATGAAGGATCGTTCCGTGCTTCACATCGGGTCAGTATCAATCAGCAAGATATGACTTTTAATGAGTCAGAGAAGGATAAAAACGGCACATCAACTATTAACAAGGGTGAAGCCGTTATTTCTAGATTGGTACCTTACTCAACGGTCTACATACAAACGAATGCTCCATACGCCACTGCTATTGAGTTTGGTCAATATCCAAATCCAGTCAAAAAGGGTTCCTACGACAAAAAGGCCAAAAAATACGTGATTAAAAGCGTGGGAGGTTTTTCGCAGCAAGCCCCTCAAGGTGTTTATTCCACAACCTTTAACTATATTGCTCAGAAATACGGTGGTTAAAATGGCAATGACTTTAGATCAAGCAAGACAAGCCATTATCACTAGAGCAATGGCATTTACTGGAATTGAGCAAAGCCGGATTAAATATCCTAATAAAGACTTTACTGTGCCGGTTGATGGACTATGGTGTGACATTAATGTGTTATGGGGTGGTTCGATCATTGCTGCAATTGGTGATACCCCATGCACAAGAAGAACAGGGATTATCTCAATCAACTGCATGGCCCGTCTGAACACACATGAAGTCGCAATAACAAAACTTGCAGATGCTTGGTTAGCTCATTTCGAATATTACACAACTGGCCAACTAGAGATACTCCAAGGTCAAGTACAAAACCTCGGCAATAACGGGGACTTCATTCAGTACAACGTAACAATTGGTTATTTAGTAAATTAAAAATGGTATAATAAATAAACGAAAAGCCTAGTTGCTGGTAACAACTAAGCCTTTCTAATCAACCTGTTAATTCGAGTAACAAGATGACTGCAAATAATTCTAAAGTCATAGCTTCAGCTATGCAATCAAAAAAGATAAATCGGAAAATTAATACAGATATTGCCATCAACGATTTTATTTCAATACATGGCAATAAGTATGATTATTCAAAATTCATATACCTCCGAAGTATGGAAAAGAGTACTATTATTTGTCCAATCCATGGAGAATTTCTGCAAAGCCATTACAACCATTTTATAAAAAAGGCTGGTTGCCCTAAGTGTGCAGGCAGGAATAGAACAAAAGAAGAAATAGTAGATGTATTTACCAAAAAACACGGAAGTCGATATTCTTATGAAAACCTAATCCCATGTAAAGATTCTGAAAAGTTGGAGATTATTTGCAAATACCATGGTTCTTTTTGGATGCATTACAAACAACATAAGAATGGTGCAAACTGCCCAAAATGCAGAAACTTAACTCGGGGTTATAATAAATTAGACACTACAACAATATTGAAGCAGTTTAAGTCTATTCATGGCGATACCTATTCATATGAAAAAGTTGAATACAAAGGTATAGATGTTCCTGTAATTATCACATGCAAGATTCATGGAGACTTCAAACAAAGTCCCTATCACCACCGAAATCAAAACAGTGGATGTCCAACTTGCAATAAAACTACTCCTTACACAAGAAGCAAGTATATACAGGCGTGTAAAAGACATGGTGGGGTAAGCAATATTTATCTACTGAAAATGTTTAGCGATACCGAGTGTTTTTATAAGGTTGGCATAACAACCCATTCAATAGCTCAAAGGTACTCAAGCACCAAGATGCCATATAGTTACGAGATCATAAAATGCATTTCTGGTGAAGCTGGATTAATTTTGGAATTAGAAAAGAAGTTGATATCTGTTTTACACCCTTACCATATTGTCCCTGATTACAAATTTGGAGGGTCTAAAATGGAATGTTTTAGAGAAATACCTAAACCAGCCATAGATTTGATAGATGAGTTTATTAGTGCTAATTAAATTAAATTAATTGCTTAAATGCAAATGTAAACCTACTGCCCGCCTTGTGCGGGTTTTTTATTGCCGTTAAAAGGAGAACATTATGAGTTCGGGCAGTCGTATTAGATTATTTTATGCTGAAGAGCAAACCCCCGAAGTATTACCAACTACTCCAGTTTGGAAAACCGTTCGTCGTGTGACTGATGGCTTAACTGAAAACGTCACTACTGAAGCATCAAGCAGTGTGGTCGATTCGCGATTCCGTCAAGGTGGTTTTGCAACTGAAGCAGAAGTTGTGGGGAGCCTCGAGACTGAATTGTCCGTTAGTCTCTTCGATGACTTCTGGTCAGCAGTAGCAATGAACAATTGGGCCAGTGATGTTCTAAATTTTGGTGGAAATGTTCGCAAAACTTTCACTTTCGTTAAAGTTTATGAAGATGTAAACCAAGTCTTTATTTATCGTGGTGTGCGAGTAAATGAAGCGAAAATGACAATTGCCACTACTGGCAAAATCACCGCCACATTTGGTTTGATGGGCACTCTGTTTGAGCGCACTACTACAAACCCTGTTATTTCGCCTTTACCAGTCCCTGAATTAGTCCTTGTTTCAGCGCTTAACGTCGGCGACCTTAAAGTTAATGGAGAAACTGTGGTTGGCACTGCTTGTATGCAGTCTCTTGAATTGACCATTAACAACAATATGGAAGCAATCCGTTGTATTGGCTCTAAAAAGCTCACTGCAACGACTTATCTCGAGAAGATTGTTGATATCACCGTCAACACTCAATACATGTTCTCGGCTCAGTCAGCGGCATATATCGACTTTATCAAAACCCGTGACACTATGCCTCTAGAGTTCTCTATTGAAGATGATGCAGGTAATGGTTATGCCTTCCAGTTCCCACAATTAGAAGTAGCAGAAGCAAATCATCCAGATGGTGGTGGTGAAGACACAATCACTATCGATATCAATTACAACCATATTCGCGTATCACCGGTTATTACTCGTGTGATTGCGCCAGTTACACCTTGATAAGGGGAATTAAAGTGGCTTTTGATATTATTGAAAAGAACAAAGAAACTACTTATCCATTTGAATGGGTAGACTTCCCAACTGGTGGAAAATTTAAGATTAATGGAATCATGCAGCCAGAGTTTCAGCGAGCACTAGAGATTTTTAATCTAGAAACCGCAGAAGAAAAGGCTGACATTAACCTTATTACAAATGAACGCATTGAAAAGCGTAATGACAAATTCGCTTATGCAGTTGGTGTATTCCTTGTGAATGATTGGAAGGGAATTGAATTAACAGATGGATCAGCACTTGAATACAACCGTGCCAATGTTGAAACCATTTTCTGTAAATCTGCACAAAAGAACCAGTTAATTGATTTTGTGATTAAAGAAGCTACCCGCATTCAAACAGAATCACTTAAGAAGCTTCAGGACATCGTGGGAAAGTCACAAACCTCTACACCTACGCCAACAAATACGCGGGTCTCACGGACCACGAAAAAAAGCAAAGAGAAGCCCTCGGGGTAAAGCTTCCTGATGCGCCTGACTATTCTTATGTAGCTAATGCCATCCTGTCTGCATATAACACAATTGCACGATCTAGACGCTATGAACAAGGTGTTCCTCTGGCGTTAGATATCGCAGCAATTAATGCTTATGTTGAGCAATATGATTTACCAGTTGAGCGTTACATCTTTAATGACTGTATCTTTACACTCGACGATATGTTCTTGGATGAGGCGCATAAGAAGTCTAGTAAAAAATAACAGCCACTAGTAATGGTGGTTTTTTATTGCGCCTTTATTAACCAGTTGTTAAATAGAGGCATTGTTGAAATCACAATGCCTCTAAGCCTCAATTATTTAGAAAGATACCATTCGATTGTATGAACAGGTTGATAATCAACGTGTTCCAAACGAGTGATGCCATATCCAAGTGCTTTACGATTTAAAACGTTAGCATGGGTGACTGATTCTTGAGCTAAAGAAAATAAGCGTCCCGCATAACTACTTTGGATAGCTATTAATGCAGGGGAAATCTCATTTTTGATGAACTTAGCAAGTATTGGAACATACCACATTAAGAACTGAACATTCTTATCGCGCAATACTGTATGAATATGAGGTTCAGTATCCTTGTATTTCTCTGCATTGCTGTACATAGCAATTAAGTGGTGAACATACTCCACAGCCACAGGTATTGCATCGTATGGAATTTCATCAATATGCTGAACATTGAAACGCTGATGAACTAATTTATAAGCATCGCTGTAATTCAAATGCTTAGTTTTAGATACAAGAAGATTTACAGCATTGGTTAGGGGTTCACGCTCTGATTTGTGAGTTTTAGCAACTGGTGCGCCAATTTCTTTATCAAGAACATCAAGCACCCATTTGCGAAATTGTGCAGCTACTGACGTGCGAGCGAATATCGCTATTAGGTGGCAACCACGTAAAGAGAAAACCCTAATATTTAATCTGCGTTTACTGTTATTAACACCATCGGTCACTGATTCAATGACCAATGACATAGATGACGAAAACTCTTCTTTATTAGTGTTGAATAAGTTGGTAACTGACTTACTACTTTTATAACCCAATGCTTTAGCTAGTTCACTAGCTGTAATCCATATTTGGTTGTTGTGCTGAATAGACGAAAAGTTCACATCATTAAAGGTTAGTGCTAAACTTGTCATGTTGATTTTCCTTAGTCTGGGAATGATACGTAACCCCTTGTTTGGTGTGAGAGTCGGCAAGGGGTTTCTTTTTGCCTTAAGCATTTGCTTCAGAAGCTTTCTTTAGCTGCTTGATGGCGTGGTTAATAACGTAGTTAGCTGGGCGCTCATATTTTTTGCCCTCGTTTTTAATCCATTCCAACAACTCTGGATCAATTCGCAAGTTGAATTGAACTTTATTGTGGGAACTTTTTTTGGGTTTAGTTAGTGCTTCCAAGATGCTGTCTCCTTAATGGTAGCCGATGGATGTGTTTTGATAATAGTATCCATTGGCTATTATTGTCAATATGCACTGGCTACCATTATTATGTTTTTTATTTGTAGTGCGACTAATGGGTAGTGGTCATTTGAATGCGCAATACAACTTGCGCTGGCCTGAAGGCTTAAAGGAAAAAGTTGCTCAATCTGCGAAAGAGCATAACCGTTCAATGAATGCGGACATAGTTGCGCGTCTAGAACAAAGTTTTGAGGTAAAAAAGGTCAATAAATCTGACTTCACTACTGAGGAACTTATGGAAGAGCTTTCAAGTAGATTGGAAAAATTTAAGATTACTATTGAGAAGTAGGTAAAGGGGATATTGCGTGTATGAACTTCATCCCGAAGTGCAAGCACAGTTAATTGTTAAATCAGTTGATGCGCGTTTTGTTATTGCTTTCCCGAAATCAAAGTCACAGAACTTTCAGGCTGCATTAAGTTTGGCAAAACTTGCAGACACATTTGAAGAAATCAAAGATGGTAAATCAATATATTACCTTTCTTCATTTGAGATAAACCTAAAGAATGTTAGCTTAATAAAAGCGATTATGGATTTAGCTTTATTCTGGAAAGGTGTTCATATTTTTCTTAATGGTCAGCCAGTTAATAGAACAAGACTACTTTCAGAAATGCTTGGCTGTTTTAGGGATTCATTTCGGGCTACTGACAAGAAAGCTTATTGTTTTCAAGTTGTAGAAGATGTTGGTGAACCACAAAATACGGGGCCTTTAGTATTTGAACTCAACCTTGTCAAAAGTGAAGATGAATTTATACCAAGAGCTGAGAAAAAAGAGACAACAAAGTGGATACACCCTTGTAAACTTCTTGCCAATTCCCATCGATACTTAAGCAAAGATCACCCAGCCTCGCTACAATCTCAACTTCAAGCACAGGCTGTTAAGTTTAACTGTGACATTTGCCCAAATTTCAATGCAGAAAATCTAAAAAAATTGGAAGAATTTTCCTAATTTAAAAACATTATTAAGAGAGATATATGAATAAATTAATTTTACTTGGTTTGGTGGTTTTATTAGGTGGTTGCGCTACAACTGCAAACTTTTTTGAATTAACACCTTCTCAAGCAGAAAACTATGGATATTGGACTGGTGCACATTCTAATGTTTCTGTTGCAACTTTGAAGTTAAATCAGGATGGTACAGGTGTTATTTGCCAAGACTATCAAGGTGAAGCAAAAGTTCAATCAATCAAGAAAGTAGGCAATAAAGTTTATACACAAGATGGATCGTTTTGGACCATTAAAGCTGAAACTAGCACGAATCTCGAGCTAGCTTATGGTGCAGGTGGTAGCTACAAGTTAATCAAAGATGACCAGAAAAGTAATATTTCACCAGCCTGTAAGGCTAAATTAGACTAAAAATTAGTATCAAAAAACCCGGCTAAGTGTCGGGTTTTTTATTGCCTAGAATTTGGAGAATGAAATGCCTGAATCTGTAAGCCGATTGGTTATTGTGGTTGACGCCAAAGATGGCAAAAAAGAAGTCGATGCTTTAGATAAATCTCTAGGTAATGCTGAGAAACAAGGCGATAGGACTGCAAAATCAATTAAAAATGTAGGTCAAGAGACAGGTAAAACTACTGATTTATTCTCCAAATTTAAGGAACAAATTAATTCATCTCTTGGCAATACACGCCTAGGGTCTGTTATTGGTGATGTCACTGAAAAAGTTGCAGCTTTGCGTGGTGGCGCTTTGATGGCAGGTGCAGCACTTACAGGAATGGCGGTGGGTGGTGCAGCAGTAGCATTTGCTGGACTTTCTGCAATGGCAATTCAAGCCGCTAAAGCGGATGCTGAGATGATTGTTTTAGCAAATAGAGCAAACACTAGCACACAGAACTTTCAAATTCTTTCACATGCTGCTGAACAGCTTGGTATGTCACAAGATGGTCTGGCACAGTCATTAGCTGATGCACAAGAGAAGCTCGGTGAATTCACTGCTAGTGGTGGCGGAGGTGAGGCGGCAGACTTCTTTGACGCATTAAAAAATAACACCAAAATGACTGATGCAGAGATTCAAAAATTTGGGAAGACATTGCAAGGTAAAGATGGTGTTGAAGCACTTCAGCTAATGAAAGATAAGCTTGATAGTGTTGGAGCATCTGCACAAGAACAAAGATTTGTCTTTGAAAGTCTAGGTAATGATTTAGGTAATTTACTTCCATTGTTCGAAAATGGAGGGGCTTTATTAGATCGTTATGGAGAGGCATTAACAGAAGCGGGGATTATCAAAAGCAAAGAAGCTATTGAACAGTCTCGACTGCTTGCTGCTCAAACTAAGTCAGTTCAAACTCGTTTTGAGGGATTTAAAACCCAATTAGCATCTCAGATGATACCTGTCTTGAACTCACTTTTAAGTAGTTTCTTACAAGGGGCTGAAGATGGTGGCCAATTTGGTTCCGTAATTCAATCTGTAGGTGTAATTGCCAAGGGTGTGGCAGTAGGTATTATTGGGCTAGCAAGTGCAATTCAGGTTGTTATACGACTCATTCAAGGCTTTGTAGAGCAGGCTAAAAATATTGGTTCGACAGCTGTTAATGTTTGGAATGCTGATGGAGTTGTTGCTAAAGGGCAAGCTCTAGTAAATGGGTTTAAAAATGGCTGGTCTATCGCCAGTGATACTGTAAATGATTCAGTTGCAACCATTAAGGGCTCAATGAAGTCCATGAATGATGTGCTGGATGCATCAGTTCCTAAACTTGATAAGCTTGGTCAGTTGTATTACGACACCAGTGGCGCAATAGACAAAACCAACAAGGGCCTTAAAACAAACGCAAAAGAAGCTAAAGACGCAGAGAATGCTGCAAAAAAAGCTGCTCAAGAATCGAAAAAGCATGCTCAAGAATTAGAGAAGATCAATGAAGAACGTCTCAAAATTCAGTATGAATATTCTGACAAATCCAAACAAATTGAGATGGATTTACAGAAGGAAATTGAGCGCTTGCAAAAATACGGCATGACTCAATATGTCTCTGTAGCGATACAGAAAGCGAATGATGCAAAACTCATTAGTGATGCTCAACTTGCTTATGATCTTTACTCCTTCAAGATGAATGAGCAAGAGAAGCTTAACGCAAAAACCAAGATTGAAGGACTCAAAATCCAGAAGAGTCGTGAATACAACGCAGAGGAAAAAAAGTCTCGTTTAAAAGCTCTAAAGGAACAATACGATTATGAAACCAACCTAATCAATCTTGCTGCCGAACAAAGGAAACGAGCTTATGAGCAGACTTATAGTAATTCACTAAGAGATATTCAACAGGCTAGAGCGCTCTTAGCAGCACCCAAAGGTGAACGTGAAGGGTTATCAACGCAGTTCGGAGAAAGTAATGCAATGTCTGATAATGACAATGCATTATTGAATGAACAAGACAGCCTAAAAGCAAAACTTGCTCAGGGTGAAATTCTAACTCTTGAATACAACAAGCGTATTGAAGATGCTGTTAGGCTCCATGAGGAGACTAAGCACAAGATACAAGAGGAATATGCACAGAAATATCAAGATTTGCAGAAGGGTCAATATGAATCTCAGTTGCAAATCTGGTCCAGTCTTTTAAATCAAGGACAATCTGTGTGGTCTAATTTAACTCAATCAGTAAAGGATGCAAGTGGAGAACAATCCAAGCGATATAAAACTATGTTTGCTATGCAGCAGGCGTTTGCTATTGCATCAACCATTGTTTCTGCGCATCTGGCAGCTGCACAAACTACTGCTGATATTACACTTCCTTTCGTTGGTAAGGTTCCAGCAGCAACCGCAATTTTGGGATTTGGATATGCCCAAGCAGGTTTAATAGCAGCGCAAACAATCGCTGGATTCTCTTCAGGCGGCTACACGGGCAACATGGGGCGAGGTGATGTGGCTGGTGTAGTTCATGGTCAGGAATATGTACTTAATGCCGCAGCGACTAAGCGAGTCGGTGTTGATACATTGAACGCCATTAACTCAGGTGGGAGTTTGGAGAGAACAGTTTCATCTTCTGGACAGCCTGTCACAATCCAAGTCTATGTAACTGATTCAGGGGTTAATACTAATGGTGCTAATACTCAGGATCAGAAGCAACTCGGTCAGATGATTGGTAATGCGGTTCGTACGGTGATTCGCCAAGAACAACGCCAAGGGGGATTATTATCACGATGAGCAACCAAAAATTCACATGGTGCCAAGACTTAGAGGGCAACTCTCAAGAGTCTGCATTTAATACACTCTCAAGCAAATTTGGCGATGGTTACGAGCAACACGTATCCGTCGGCATCAACAACAGATCGGGTGTGTGGCAATTCACTAAGACTGGAAATAAGGCTTTGATTTTAGAGATTAAAGCCTTTTTTGATGACCATAAAGGCGCTGACTCATTTTTATGGGATTCACCACTAGATGGCGAGGTTCGCGTTAAAACAGGTAGTTATAACCCAGTTTGTTTGGGTGGTGAAATTTGGCGAATCTCCACAACCTTCACCCAAGTCTTTTACCCTTAACGCCCCGCATAGTCGGGGCTTTTTTGTGAGAAAAATATGACAATTCAAACTGTAAATTTAGGTACTGCGCCGAGTGGTGCGGGTGGTGATACTTTCCGCTCAACAGGCGCAAAAATAAATGAAAACTTTGCCAATTGGAATCATGCGGCAAGTCGTTATGTTGGAGTGAATGCAGGCAATGTAATGGAGGTCGGGGCTTTTGGTCTTGGGGGTAGCGCGCGTGGGCTTGGTGAGATAAGCACATTGCAGCAACTAAAAGATGCCGTACAAGGCAAATCACAAATTATTCGTGCTGAAAATAGTGCTGTGTTACAAGCTTATTCGCCGTCCTTATACTTGAAAACAAGTGATACCAATGTCGTTGTGTCATTTGGGGTGATCACAAACAATATTAAAGTAATGGGGTGGACTGACGTTGCAACAGATTTTACAACTAGGTACACATTACTAAATACAGCAAATACACAAACTGACTCAAATGGCTTTATCAAAGCTGCATCGCCAATCGTCAAACTTTTCGCCGATAAAATCGAGTTGAACGATGAAGCCGCGCAGCAAAAAATCACATTTGAAAAACTGGATGTTGGTCATTACTTGGTAAAAGGTTCTTCAGGATTTGCGAAAGAAGGTTGGTGGATTGAAATTCCGACCGACACTCACGGCAATAAGATTTGTGCAGTTGAATATCAGACATTGGAAAATGGTGATCTTGAAATTAAAACATACAAGAAAAAAATGAATGAAGAGGGTGACATTGTTGCGAATCTTGATGCACCAATCGATATTCCAAACAATGCAAACGGTGAGCCGCGCTGGATTGATATTCGTTTAAACAGTATCAAGAAGACAATCGTCAGAAAAATTCCACGTACTGAAAAACAACCGCGTATGGTCCAGCAAGTAAGATATGCACCGCAATTGACCTATATCACTAAATACGAAGATTTATTTGATGATGAAGGAAAAGCTGTAATTGTGGATGGCAAGAACTATAAAAAGCCAGTAACCCACATTCAAACTGATCAAAACGGTACGCCTATTTTGTCGAATCAACCAGTCATTAATGAAAATGGTGAGCCAGTTTTTGAATGGGTTCAAGCAGTTGATAGTGAAGGAAATCCTGTTTTTGATGATGTGCCAGTCTTAGACAAAGATGGAAATCCAATCTATGACGAGGTGACTTATGACCCTGAATAGTGATTTCCAGAAACTATATGTAGATGGATTAATTCATTTGTATGAATTAGATGCCAGCTCACTTGGAGCTGGCATTTTACGTTTCCACGGGCATATAGCTTTTCAAGAC